TTGGGACAAGGACTCGAGCGGTGGCCGTTATCTAGCGCTGACTCAACAAATGTAGCTGTCAACCATAAGGGTGTATCTGAGTGCGCCCATTGCATGGCCAAACGTATTGACTCAGAAAACCCGCCTAACCATTGGAATCTTAGACCCGTACAGGAGCACCTATGCTTTACCTAGCTATTGGTATTTATGCAGTTGCAATGACGCTTGCGAACCTTTCTGTGGCGGCATTCGGGCCTGCGATTAGTCCGCTTAATGCTTTTCTGTTTATTGGTCTTGATTTGACGCTTCGTGATTGGTTACATGTAAGGCTAAAGATTTGGCAGATGGGTTGCTTGATCCTTGTTTCTGGATTGCTCACATTGTTATTAAACCCAGCGACAGGAAAGATTGCGTTAGCTTCTGCTATTGCGTTTACTGTTGCCGCTGCCGTTGACTGGTCGGTTTTTGCAAAGCTTAAGGGGACGTGGCAAGCGCGAGCCAATGCAAGCAATGCAGCTGGCGCTTTGGTGGATTCGTTGTTATTTCCAACCATTGCTTTTGGCGCACTTATGCCGCACATCATTGCAATGCAATTTATTGCCAAAACATTTGGTGGTTTTTTATGGTCAATCATTTTGAAAGCAAATCATGAGAACCGTAACAATTCTTGTCCCAGCGTTTAAGTCCAAGCACCTGTATACAACACTTGCCAGCATTGACGCGCAGACTTACCCGCACATTGAAGTGATTATTGGCAATCACTGCCCGGATGATGAAGAGCATCACATCATCAATGACATGGCACAGCGATATGACTTTGAAGTCATAGACACGCACTTGATTTGTCCTGGCGATCAAGTGGCGCATTACGCGTACCTTTGGAAGAAGGCAGACTCGGACCTGGTGCGGTTTGTGTATGACGATGATGTGATTTATCCATCATCAACGTCCTACCTGGTTGATTTGGCGGACCACCACCGCGATGCAACCATGTTTTGGCATCAGCGCCATTGGATCAACGACGAAGGGCGATTCCTTCGTGCGCCAGGCTTGATCAGTCAAGATGAACTCATTAAGTCATCACGCGAAAACGTGCTGCGATTGATGGCAATGCACAAGAACTTCATAGGCGAGCCTTCGTTTGTGATGATGGATCGTTCCAAGTGCGCATTCACCATGACCTATTCGCCCCTTGGCGAGCTGGCACCAAGGCACTATTTGGGTGACGTGACCTGGTACTTGGAAGCCACGCGCCACGGGCCAGCGGTAGGCGGTGGGGCGCACCTGGGGGCGTTTCGCTTGCACGCTAACCAAGATTCCAACAAGGACAGCCCGCGCCACACACTAGGGATTGTCGATTGGGAAATGTTCATGCGCTATGAATACTTTGGCGGCAACATCAACCGCGTAACCGCAGAGGATTGGGGGCGTACAATTTTGCAAACCTATTGGGCTGAGATGGATCGCAGACCGCCATTGCGTTTATTTCACTCGCGCTTATCAGCAGATATGGCGTTTAACAAACTCGCCAGCATGAGCGGTTTCTTGGAGGATTACCACGCTTTGCGCATGAATCTTGCGCATTGATGCGTGAGTGTGCTAGTGTCTGCCCCCAAATAGGGGTGCTGACATGAAAGCAAAGCCAGTGTGGGATAAGGCGCGTCCAAAGTCATTGGGCAAAAGCGAACCGTTATCCAAGAAGCAAAAGGCCAGCGCTAAAGCCATGGCGAAATCCGCAGGCAGGCCATACCCTAATTTGATTGACAATATGCGTGCGGCTAAGAAGTGAGCAAGCAAGTACGCGATTCAGCCGGTCACTTGTGGCCGCAAATTGTTGGCCGATTTGGCACGACAACGATGCTTACAACGTCAGACGAAAGCCAGCAATCGCACGCCGCCGCAACCGGTGTAACGCTAATGCGTATTGCTAATGGTTCCGATGACGGCAAGCATTTGCACTTTACAGTTGGCACCGACCCAACGGCCACAACAAGTCACCCAATTGTTCCCGCTTATCAAGTGGCGTATGTTGCTGTTGCTCCGGGCGAAAAGGTTGCCATTATTTCAGGACACAACCACAACTTTCACGTCACCATCACGGACATCCTTGCATCATGATGAAAAAGACCAAAGCGGAGAAGAAAATCTCCAAAGTTATGCGCGAATACAAGGCGGGTAAGTTGCATTCCGGTAGCAAAAAAGGACCGGAAGTGACCAATCCAAAGCAGGCCATTGCCATTGCATTGTCTGAAGCCGGTAAGTCGAAGAAGAAATGATGGAATGCCCTATTGAAACCAAAGACCCGGTTGCGAACCTAAAAAATCGCAATTGGGCGTTTGCCAATGTGGGTTATGGGCCTGCTAATCCTGAGTTGCCTAACCGTGAATTCTGGAACGCCAAATCCGAAACATGGAACACTGACCTGGCGCAAGCCAAGTCCATGCGTTGCGGCAACTGCGCAGCATTCATCCAAACACCTGAAATGATTGAGTGCATCACAGGTGGTATGGAGGGCGAAGAAAGCGACGAGGAAAACGGCGAATACGAAAACGGCGAAGAAGGCGAAAGCGAAGAGAACGAAGATTTAGAGATGGCGGTGCAAGACGCCGCCGATCTTGGTTATTGCGAACTATTCCACTTTAAGTGCGCAGCGGCGCGTACCTGTGACGCCTGGTTGGTTGGCGGGCCTATTACATCGATGATGAACTCGCGCCGCCAGCGCGAAGCCGTTGCGTTTCAGCGCGTTAACTTTATGCGTGAGGAAGATTGATGAAAACGCCAGCGTGGCAGCGTAAAGAGGGCCAAAGTCCAAGTGGTGGATTGAACGCCAAAGGCCGCGCATCCTATAAAGCAGAAACGGGCGGCACGTTAAAAGCGCCTGTGAAGTCAGGCGACAATCCAAGACGCGCCAGTTTTCTTGCGAGAATGGGTAACATGCCCGGTCCAGAATACAAAAATGGCGAACCCACGAGACTTTTGTTAAGCCTAAAGGCTTGGGGTGCATCAAGCAAAGCCGATGCACGAGCAAAAGCCAAAGCCATTAGCGCAAGAAATAAGGGTAAGTAAATGGACGTTGAAATGAACCTTGCCACCGGCGTTAAATCCGGTGAACCCATGGACGAAACAGAGATTCAGGCCATTGTTGCGGCTGAACTTGTTGACGCCACCAATTTCATTGACTTAGAGATTGGCAACCTTCGCGCCCGCGCCACGGAATACTACTTTGGCGATCCATTTGGCGATGAAGAAGAGGGGCGCAGCCAGGTTGTTTCGATGGACGTGCGCGATACCGTGCAGGCCATTTTGCCAAGCCTGATGCGCATTTTCTTCTCATCAGAGAACGTTGTTCAGTATGTACCGCGCAGCATGGAAGATGCGCCTATGGCAGAGCAGGCCACGGATTATGTGCGCTATATCCTGAACGAAGACAACAATGGCTTTGTGCTGTTTCACTCCATATTCAAAGACGCTTTGGTGCGCAAGACGGGCGTTTGCAAGTGGTGGGTTGACGAGCACATTGAAGTCAAAAACGAAAATTACACCGGTCTTGATGACACGCAACTATCACTGATCCTTGGTCAGGAAGGCGTTGAGATGGTGGATTTAATGTCCACCGAAGACCCGTCAGCGCCGCCACCGGTGATTGATCCGCTAACCGGCCAGCAACTAACGCCAACGATCATGATTCATGACGTGACGGTTAGCCGCAAGATCATCACCAAACGTTTCCGCGTCGAAAGCCTGGCGCCTGAAGAGTTCATTGTTGATCGTAGAGCGCGAACGCTTGAAGACGCAGACATTGTGGCGCACAGAAAGCTTGCCACCGTGTCTGAGTTGGTCGCCATGGGTTATGACCAAGAATTGGTTGAGTCCAACACGGGCGAAGACGAACTCGACACGAACATTGAGCGCATTGCGCGTAATCCTGCGCAAATGATGTTTGGTGAGTCCGCCAACAATCCGGCGCAACGCCGCGTGCTTTACACCGAGTCCTATATCCGCATGGATATGGACGGTGATGGTGTGGCGGAACTGCGCAAAATTTGCACCATGGGACCGTCTTACAAGATCGTTGCCAACGATCCGGCAGATGATGTTCCCTTTGCTTATTTCTGTCCTGATCCTGAACCGCACACACTTTTTGGCATGTCCACGGCAGATGTAACCATGGACATTCAGCGCATCAAGTCGGTGATCCTGCGCAATATGCTTGACTCATTGGCGCAATCCATTCATCCGCGCACAGGCGTGGTCGAAGGCCA